TAATCTACACAGTAGCTAGTAGCACAACAACGATTGTCTTAGGCTTGATGATAGGCAATACAACAACAAGTCAAATAACGGCTACAGTTAGTTTAGTTTCTGATACTGGTAATAGAACAAATGCAAATGACGAAGCTAACCAAACAGTAGAGCTTGTAACCAATGCACCTATACCAGCAGGTTCATCGTTAGAACTTTTAGCTGGTAACAAAGTTGTAATGGAGGCTACAGATAATATAACAGTAACAGCTACTGGTGCAGCAGATGTTGCTTTATCTATATTGGAGATCACCTAATGCCTTTTATCGGTAATGACATATCAAGAGCCTTTGAAAGTATGCCAACTAGGCAAGAGTTTAGTGGCGATGGTAGTACAACAACATTTAGTTTAAATCAGACTGTAAGTTCACCACAAGAAATCGTAGTATCTGTTGATGGTGTTGTGCAAGAGCCAACTGGAGCTTACACAGTGCCAGATGGCACAACTTTAACATTTGCAGCAGCACCAAGTAATAACTCTGGTAATAATATCTTTGTTATGTTCTTTGGCAGAACATTTGGGACAGTTACACCAGCTGCAGAGAATAAAGGTAACTTTAAAGGTGGTGGATTATTTAGAACAAACGCACAATCTTTAACATCAAACATAACTATACTTGCAACAGAGAATGCACAAGTTACAGGTCCGTTAACAGTTGCATCTGGTGTGACTCTGACAGTTGAAAGTGGTGGAAGGTTGGTCACATCGTGAGTGAAATATTTGTAGATACGATACGAAAGACTGGTGGCTCATTAGGAACAGATATAAGAGTTAAAAATACATCTGTATATGAGTCTGATGGTGGCACGAGTGTTACACAAAATTTAACATTAGCTGTTTCTAAAGCATTTGCTAGATACCATATTTCAGATAATTCTTTAAACGCAACTTTAAATGTTGCTAGTGGAACAGACAATGGAACTGGAGATTATACTTTAACTTTTACAAATGCCTTTAGTGTTGCGAATGATATTACTACAGCACAAGGTGGAGTTACAAGCACAGGTGAATTAAGACAACCACAAACTAGAACATTAGCTACTGGCTCAGTAAGAACTATGATTGTTTATGTAAATGGTGGAGTAGCTGATAATGATGGAACTACAAATGTATATTTTGGAGCATTAGCATGAGTACCATTAAGACAAACACCTTAACAGGCACAACTACAGCAGATGCTATAAATGTTACAGATGGTAGCACAACTGCAAGTTTACAAAAAGGTTTAGGTAAAATCTTTATTAACTTCAATGGTGAAAGCACAGTATCCACTAGAGCTTCTATTAATGTAAGTAGTTTAGATGATGATGGCACAGGTGAATACGGAATAAATTATAGCAGTAATATGGATAACACTACA